GAGCAAGAAGACTAGCAGTCAAAGCGTTAAAGCAAAGATTTACTAAAGGTAGAGATCTTAAAAAAATATCTGTTGCTGAAAAAGAACGATTAGAAGCTAGAATTAAAAAACTAACTCCAATTGTAGGTAGAATTACTTTGAGGATGATTCCAAGAGTTAGGCAATTAGAAAAATCTAGATTATCTCACAAGAGGTTTACCAAATGATAAAGTTTAAAAAATATCTTAGTGAGGCTGCACTGAGTAGTTCAGTTGCAAATGATGATAAAGGTAAATTACATGAGTTACTTTTAGCAAAACATTTACACCCCAAAAAACAATTACCATTACATCATCGTTCTGAATCAAAAAATCCTGATCATTCAGGAACTCCACAACAGGTGCATGATAAATTAAAAAAGAAAATAGGTGATGCAGCATACAAAGAGATTAACAATCATGCAGCTTCTACTGCAAAAGCATTACACAGTCATATGGAAAAGCATGGTCATATACCAAAGGGTGGCCACATTGCTGACGTTCATTGGACATCAAATAGAGATACTGATAAAAAAGCAGGAGATCATCAGAAAACTACAGGTAAAAAAGACGTAAATTCAAATGCTGATTTAATTTTAACAGTTCATCATAATGGTAAGCATCATTCTTATCACGGAATATCAGCAAAATACGGAACTAATAAAAAACCTAATTATAAAAATTCTGGAATGACTTCTTTAGAAAAAGCATCTGGTGCTCCATCAGGTTCTTTTAATAAACATATTGCTGCACACAATAAACACATGGAAAAACTTGGCTATAAAGGAAGTATGTCTGAGAGACATGCTCAACACAAAAAAGATAGGGTTGGAGATAAAGCTGGGCGTGAAAGAGTTAAGGCAGCAGAACATTCATCTCTTCAAACTAGAACTAAAATAGCTAAAGAATTCGCAACACACTTGGGTAAAAAGACAGATAAACAATTAAGAGATCACATAAGAGATCATGTTTCACCCCCAACACTTCATAATCATATAGTTGCGCACAGTCATGTAAAAAATGATGGATCATCAACTCCAATAGTTCATGCTGCTCATAGTATAGCTGATAAACATTTAGATAAATATAAAGATCTTCATATCAAGCATAGTGGAATATCAGCAACTATTCATGGTACTCATAAGGAAACAGGAAAAGTTGCTACAATAGCAAGACATGTTATTAAAGCAGCAAGCGGTCCTCATAAAGGAGTCGCTGGAACATTTACATTATAATACAGAAATGAAATCATTTAAAGATTACTTGAATCCAGAACAGGCTCAAATTAATGAGTCTATGGATGCTATTGATTGGCATATTGATAATAGAGTTCCATTACATGAAAATGTTTATCGTGTTGGATCTAAAAATTATTTTTCATTATGGAGAACTGCCAGACAAATGGTTAAAGAAGGAACACTAGAACTTTCTGGTGTTGATAAACAATTGGTAGAAGAAACTGATATCGGCGAATTTGCTGAATATAATGGAAAGCATGTACCTTTAGATTGTCCGATGTTTACTGAAGAAAAGGATGTAGAACTAAACAAACCAAAACGTGGTGGTTCTAAAAAGTTTTATGTTTATGTTAAAAATCCAAAAACTGGAAATATTAAAAAGATTGAGTGGGGAGATACTACTGGGTTATCAGTAAAGATTAATGATCCCAAAGCCAGAGCAAGTTTTGCTGCTCGACACAAATGTGATACAAGAAATGATAAGACCACACCGAGTTATTGGGCTTGTCGCACTCCTCGGTATGCGAAACAATTAGGACTATCAAAAGGGGGATCTTTCTTTTGGTAAAGCCATATTATGAGGCAACTTTTCCTTATTATACTTTAAGGAGATTTCCAAAAGATTTAGATGAAGATTTTTTGGTCTGGCATAGAGATAAAGAAAATAGAAAAATAAAGGTTTTGGAAGGAACTGGGTGGATGCTTCAATTAGATGACCAACTTCCTGTTTCCTTGAAAGAAAATGAAGATTATGATATTCCAAAAATGGTTTATCATCGTATAATAAAAGGTGATGGAGATTTAATTCTTGAAATCGTAAAGGAATAAATAGTATATGGAACAATTAATAGCATCTTTAAAGATAACTCTTTCTAATACATTTATGATGTATTTTAAAGCGCATTCATATCATTGGAATGTGGAGGGGCAAAATTTTTCTCAGTACCATAATTTTTTAGGTGAACTGTATGAAGAACTCTTTGGTGCTGTGGATCCTATGGCTGAAGAGTTGAGGGCATTAGATCAATATGCGCCTATTAGTTTGACTGATTTATATAATAAAAAGACTACAACTGAAGATAGTATGAAGCCAGACGATTTTAGAGGTATGGTAAATTCTTTATTGGCAGATAATATTAAAGTTTTAGAATCTTTAAATCAAACATTTAAATTAGCTACTAATCAAGATTTACAAGGATTGGCAGATTTTATTGCTGGTCGTATAGACAAACATAAAAAACACGAATGGATGTTAAGGAGTTTTCTAAAATGAGAACATATAAGCAAATGAAAAAGGCATATGAAAAAGTACAATTTGAGGTTCCTTCTGAGTATGAAGAAGATGCCAGTCACTTTATAACTAAAGCGTCAGCTGCACATCGTGCTGGTAAAAAACAATTTACTTTAAATGGTAAAGTTTATCCAGTTACTATTAAAAAACCAGTAGAAGAAGATATGTATAGTGCTGATAGGACAACTGGTGCTGACGGAAAACTACACCCACGCCATAGAATATCTTTTGTAAATAAAGATGAAAACGAGGATGAAGAAGATAAACAAAAAGAAGAGTCTGCATCCACAAAGTTTTTACAAACTAAGTTAGCTAACATGCAAAGAATGAGAACTGTTCGTATTCCTACTCCTGCTGAGCGCAGAGCTGAGATTGAAAGGCAAAAACAGATGAAGAAAGAAGAAAAAGATCTTGAAGAGGCTACACCGTCCAAACAACAAGTCAAACAAGCTATTGGTATTGCACGTGATAAGAGATATGCTGGTGGAAATATGACTGGTGCAGTTAAAGCTATGGATAAGATTAACAAAGGTCTTGCGCAGCACCCAGCAGTTAGTAAAGAACTTCGCAAACAAAACGAAGAAGTTGATCAGAAAGAATATGATTATGAGGGTGATATGGCTAAGAATCAACTTACTCGCATCATGATGCACTCTAAGCATTTTATGGAAATGCTTCAAGACGACACAAATCTTCCAGAGTGGGTTCAGTCAAAAATAACAAAAGCTGAAGATTATATTTCATCAGCCCATGATTATATGATGGGGGAGATGCAAAACGAAGAAGTTAACATTGATGAAAAACTAAATCTTGCTAAAACTGACATGGGAGATGTTATTAAGGATTTTCAAAAGTCTGATGCTCCACAGTTCAAAGGTAAGTCAAAAGAAAAGAGAAGAGAAATGGCAATTGCTGCCAAACTTGGAGCAGAAAGGGAAGCAGGAATGAGAGAAGAAAATGAAATTACTTCATTTGCAGATTTTCTAAAAGAATATGAATCTAAGTCTGGAGTGTATACACACAAAGGAACTTATGGTACATCATATAATAGCGATCATGATGATGATGATGACGCACCTAAAAAGCCAGCTAATCCAGCAGTAAAGCGAGGTCGTGGTCGTCCAGTTGGTTCAAAGTCGGGAGCCAGACAAGCTGGTTCAACCACCAAAAAAAGAACAGGTGTAGACTATACGGGATTCCCTCTACATCTACCAAACAAAAATAGATAAGGAGAAACAAAAATGGCACTTTGGGGAAATTTTGACAATAAAACAGCAAGTGGAACCATCGCTATTGCTGCTGATGGTGCAGTTACTGGTACATCTACTGCTTTTACAACAGAAGCAAGAATTGGAGATTATATTCTTGTAGCTGCCGAGTACTATCAGATCGTAACTATCACATCTGATACTGCTGCTAAAGTTCGTGCTGGTATTCCTGGAGCAACTCTTACTGCAGTTTCAGCAGGAGCTTCATATAGTCTTACTGAAAAACCAGCTTTTGTAACAACAGAATCTGCTTCTACAAGTGGAGTACATGGTGATGTTACTAAAGTATTTGGTGTAGACACTAACGAATATGCAGCTGAGCGTGATCAAGGAACACCAGCTGGAGCACACTCTGGTTGGGTTCGTCGTGTTGCTGGTTCTGGAGGTCGTGCTGGTCGAGTATTTACAGAAACTCTAGTTGCTATGGGTACTATTACTGGCGACTTAGAAGATGTTGTAATGCAAGATCTTAATATCAACATCACAACACAACCATCAGCAGTTTCTGTAACATCACCTGCTGATGCAGTATTCACTGTTGTAGCTTCTACAGTTCCTTCTGGTGGAACTCTAAGCTATCAGTGGCAAGTTTCTACTGATAGTGGTTCTACATGGGCTAACACAGTTGATGCATCAGGAACTGCTGCTACATTAACAGTTATTTCTACTGATGCTGAATATGTAACTGGTAATGAGTTCCGTGTACTAGTATCTGCAACAGGGGCAACAACTGTTACTTCTAATGAAGTAGCTGTAACAATCGCTTAATAAATAATTGTGAGGAGGGGGACATTCCGTCCCCCTTTTTTGACTATATAAAATGATGAAGCTGACGGAAAATAATTTTTTAATATATGCGATGCATTCTTATGACAATCCACAATGCCATAGTCTGCAAGAATTTGAAGAAGATTTGAAAAGATTCTTATATCTTAAAAAATTATTTTCTAGATATAAAAACAAAGAAGAACTTAGAGAAAGACTTATATTAAATCATATAATAGTTTTATATAACATATTTGGAATTAATACTACAAATATGCTTTTTTATAAGATAGAAAAAGAATGCTGGGATGCTTTGGCAACATTTTTAGTATATCTCGGTAGATTACCAGAAGAAATACCCGAACATGGTAAATTTTCTTCAGATTTTACAATGGATGAAAATATAATTTCTAAACTAAGGAATATCTGATGTCAAGAGTAGTAGATAACCTGATAGCATATAAAGTATTATCGATGCTTGTAAAACCTTTTGAGGATAGTGACGCATACAAATTAGGTATTATAGACAATAAAGGTAAAGTATTAAAAAAATCATCAGAATTAAAAACTACTAAAGAAAAAGATGCTTATAATTATTTGACACGTTTGGTTTTTAATATGAAAAGAATTATCAATAAACTTCCTGGAGGAGAAAGTAAACTCAGGAATTTAGTTGCAGCTTTTTGGTTGATAAAGGAATCTTACGAAACAGGTAACAGAAGTACCTCTCAAATGAAATTAAAATTGGAAGATACTTTAAAATTAATGGATAATGGAGTTTGTTTAGCTGAAGAAGAAATAACGGTTACTCAGTATTTACGAATATTCGAAGAAGTTGGTGCTGGTTCTTTAGGTGCTCCATCAACAAATACTGCAGGAGCTTCAGTTGATTATCCAAAAATATATACTAGAAGTGGTAGAAAATTTGCTACTTTTAAAGTAAGTAAAGATGTATTGAATAGGTTTCAAAAGGGAAAACAGAAATATAAAAAGTGGTCAGAGTATTTAAATCTTGAAGATGAAACTGAACACGGAATATATAATTTTGCAAGAAGAAATCCAAAAGCTGTCATAGTATTACAAAATGGAGAAGAAATTAAAGCCATTCGTTTTAATAGAAACGGTGGGGGTTCTTGGAATAAACTAAATAGAAAGTATAAAGACGTAGAAGTTTATATGGGATAAATTTATGTTCGGTTTTGGTAATGCTATAAAATATGTTGCTATCTTGATTATTGTTTTAGTCATTGGTGGTGGTTCATGGTATGGGTTAAGTTATTTAACAGACCTTAAAGCAAACTTGGCTACTTCTGAGGCAAATAACAAAAAATTAGAAGATGGAATTAATTCTCAAAATCAATTAATTGAACAAATGCAAGTTGATATTGAGCAAGTTCAAGAATTGAATAGAGAATTAGAAGCAGAAAATAAACATCTTAAAAAAGATGTTGATGTATTAAATAAAAAGTTTTCGAGTGATATTGGTAAGAAGGCGATAGCTGATCCTGCTGATATTGAATTTAAAATTAATCGTGGTACAGTGAATGCGTTAAGGTGTTTTGAGTTAGCTAGTGGCGCACCACTTACTGACGAGGAAAAAAACGCAACTACACCATTAGAGGCTAATCGTGAATGTCCTTCGCTTATTGATCCTAACTATACTCCTGCTACCAATTAGTGGGTGTATGTCTCTTCCAAATCTCTGGAAAACTTCAGAGAAAGAAGAGATAAAAGAAGTGGTAATTCAACAGAAAGCTGTTGAAAGAACCAAATTAAATATAGATCATCCTGCACCACTTGATTTGAGGGGCAGAGAAATTAAATGGATGATTGTTACAGAAGATAATGCAACTGAAGTGTTTGAAAAGTTGAAAACAGAAAATGTAGATCCTGTATTTTTTACTTTGACGGATGATGGGTATAAGGAACTGTCGTTGACAATAGCAGAGTTGAGAAATTATATTGCTTTGCAGAGATCAATTATAGTAAAATATAAAGAATATTACGAGTCTGAGAATAAAGATGGAACAAGCACAAATGAAGGACCTGCAAACTGAAGTTGCAGTACTAAAAAGAGATATAAACCAATTTGGTGTGCTATTCACCAAACTTGATGTTACTATTGAAAAGATAGGAGATGTTTCAAATAACATCAGCAAACTCCTTGCTGTCCATGAACAAAGATTGGATATATTAAATAACATGGATAAACAACTAGAAGATAAAATAGTAAAACAACGTGATGATATTGCATCTGATATCAAAGAGCTGCACACACGTATCACAATGAACAATGAACATTTGTTAAAGGCACTAAACGAAGCTGAAAAATCAATTAAAACGCATATAGACTCAGAACATATTCGTCAAGATAAAGAAATACGAAAAGTTGAAGAAAAGATTGACAGCTTAGAAAAGTGGAAATGGTTTGTGATTGGTGGAGCAGTAGTAATTGGGTGGTTGATTTCTCACATAAACATAGATTCTTTGTTTAATTAAACTTTCCTTAAATTGATGTTTATATTATAATATCTCTTCTAATGTGGAGATATTTTGATGTTATATATTGATAAAAAATATGCAAATGTTCTTGGAAGTCGTCTAAGAAACTTCAAACAAAAAAATGATTACGTTTGGAATTTTTCATGTCCAGTATGTGGCGATTCATCTAAAAATAAGTTAAAGGCACGAGGATATATCTATCGTAAAAAATCTGATTTATTTGTAAAATGTCATAACTGTAATTATGGAACTAATCTTGGAAATTTTATAAATTATGTTGATGTCAATTTATATAATGAATATGTGTTAGAAAGATACAAAAGTGGAACTTCAAAACACAACTCACATAAAGAAATAGATACTTCTTTCTTTGAAACTGATCCCATAGAAATACCAGATAATGTATTATCATCATTACAAAGAATAGATAAACTAGATTCTTCTCATCCAGCAGTAAAATATATTGAGAAAAGAAAAATTCCTAAAGAAAAATGGAATTTATTATATTTTACATCTGGATTTAAAAAATATACAAACTCAGTAAAACATCATTTTAATAATGAGGAAGATGATCACCCTAGACTTATAATACCTTTCTTCACTGAAGATAAAAAAGTATTTGCCTTTCAAGCTAGAGCATTCGGAAATGAGACACCTAAGTATTATACAATCAAACTTGACGAAAGTCTTGAAAAAGTATATGGTTTAGAAAGGGTAGAAAGAAAGGAAACGATATATATTGTAGAAGGTCCAATAGATTCTTTGTTCCTTCCAAACTCGATAGCAGTAAGTGGTGCGTCTTTTGATACTCCACTTGTGAGAGAAATACTTGGCAATTCAGTGATCGTTATGGATAATGAGCCAAGAAGTAAAGAAATAACAAAACAAATACAAAAATACATTGATGCTGGGTACAATGTATGTTTATTACCAGATACTATGCCTGAGAAAGATATTAATGAAATGATATTGTCTGGTTATAGTACGGAAGAAATAGTTAGAATCATTGATGATAATACTGTCTCAGGTGTAACAGCCAGTTTGAAATTTGCGCAATGGAGGAAATGTTAATGAAAGTAAAATTGATTAGTTGGTCCAAACCTGCAAGACATATGTATGATGAAGGTATAATGAATGTTGAAGATTTAATTTCTTTTTGTGCTAGGGTTTCAAATCCGTCCAATCAATTTAATACTGCAACCTCAGAGAAGTTAATACGATATCTAATTAAACATAAGCACTGGAGTCCACTAGAACTTACGAATATTTGTCTTGAAATTGAAACGACAAGGGATATTGCTCGTCAGTTATTGAGACATAGATCATTTTCGTTTCAAGAGTTTAGTCAACGTTATGCCAACCCACTTGAAGATTTAGATTTTGTTATAAGAGAAGCACGATTACAAGATACAACAAATCGTCAAAATAGTATTGAAACAAATGATTTTAAATTACAAGAAGAATGGGAGTTGATTCAAAAGAGTACTATTGAAGTTGCTAAAAACGCATACAACTGGGCAATAGAACGTGGTATTGCTAAAGAGCAGGCAAGGTGTGTTTTACCCGAAGGCAATACAGTATCAAAGTTATATGTAAATGGAACAATTAGATCATGGGTTCACTATATAGAATTGCGATCTTCAAATGGAACACAGAAAGAGCATATGGAAATAGCAAGAAAATGTGCTAAAGTTATTGCTGAAGTGTTTCCTATGGCTGAAGAATTTATAACAGAATAATAATAATAATTGGAGTAATAAATGGAAGAAATTGTCCACGGTATCCGTGTCGATTACGGAAGAGATTCGCTGTTTGATGAGTTAGGTCTGAAAAGAATGCAAGAATCTTATATGAGGGAAGATGAAACTTCACCTCAAGAAAGATTTGCTTTTGTTTCTAGATCTTTTGGTAGTAATGATGATCATGCTCAAAGATTATATGAGTATTCTAGTAAACATTGGTTATCTTATTCAACACCAGTATTAAGTTTTGGTAGAAGTAAACGTGGACTTCCTATTAGTTGTTTTCTTCCTTATCTAGAAGATACAGCTGAAGGACTAGTTGATACTCTATCAGAAGTAAACTGGCTTTCAATGTTAGGGGGTGGAGTTGGAATTGGTATTGGTATTCGTTCAGCTGATGATAAATCTGTTGGGGTTATGCCCCATCTTCGTACTTATGATTCCAGTTCTTTGGCTTATAGACAGGGTCGTACTCGCAGGGGTAGCTATGCTGCGTACTTGGATATATCGCATCCAGACATCTTAATTTTCTTAGAGATGCGTAAACCAACAGGTGACCAGAACATGCGTTGCCTGAATTTACACCATGGTATTAATATCACTGATGACTTCATGCAGATTATAGAAAAGTGTATGTTAGATCCAAGTGCGGATGACAAGTGGGCATTAAAAGATCCTCACAATGGTGAAATTAGAGAATATATTTCAGCACGTGAATTGTGGCAACGTATTTTAGAGATGAGAATGCAAACAGGTGAGCCGTATCTTCATTTCATTGATACCTCCAATCGTATGATGCCAGAGTTTCAAAAGAAACTTTATTTAAAGATTAGACAGTCAAATCTATGTTCTGAAATTATTCTACCAACAGATAATACCAGAACTGCGGTTTGCTGTTTATCTTCATTAAATCTAGAATACTTTGAAGAGTGGAAAAAAGATAAACAGTTTCTAAGAGATGTGGCTGAAATGTTAGATAATGTATTACAATATTTCATTGATAATGCCCCAGAGCCAATTTCTAGAGCAAAGTATTCAGCTACACGAGAAAGATCTATTGGTGTTGGTGCATTAGGATTTCATGCATTATTGCAGCAAAAAAACTTGCCTTGGGAAACACCTATGGCAGTCGGATTAAATAAACAAGTATTTAAACATATACGTGAAGGATTAGATCTGGCAAATCTTGAATTAGGTACAGAGCGTGGTGAGGCTCCTGATGCAGAAGGCACTGGAAAGAGATTTAGTCACGTCATGGCTGTTGCACCAAATGCATCAAGTAGTATTCTGATGGGAAATACTTCTCCTTCTATTGAACCTTATCGAGCCAATGCGTATCGCCAAGATACTCTCTCAGGTTCGTATTTAAATAAAAACAAATATCTAGATAAAGTAATCAAGGAACATTGTGAAAAAGACACTAAACTTAACTACGACAAGATATGGTCTACTATCATCGCCAACGACGGAAGCGTACAACACTTGGAATGGATGGACGACTGGACCAGAGATATCTATAAAACTGCAATGGAAATCGACCAACGATGGGTCATACAACACTCAGCTGACAGACAATCCTATATTGATCAAGCACAGTCACTCAACGTATTCTTCAGACCAGATGCCAATATCAAATATATCCATGCTGTACATTTTCTAGCATGGAAATCTGGATTGAAGACGATGTACTATTGTCGTTCAGATAAGATTGCTAAAGCTGATAAAGTTGCTAAAGCTATTGAAAGGCAAGTCATACAAGAAATTGATTTAACTGCTTTAGCTCAAAGTGAAGAAGTTTGCATTGCTTGCGAAGGCTGATTGAATGCATAAAATATATAAAGATTTTTTTGATGATAAATTAGTAGCAACAAAATATGATAATTTACTTAGTCATTCTATTTGGAAATTTGAACACTCAACAGTTGGACCATACTCATATTGGACTACTAATTTAAGAGAAGATGTATTTTATAATAATGTTATTCTTGAGAGGATTAATAGGGTAACAGGAAATAACCATATATTGTTCAATGTTTTTGCTATCGGACAAACATATGGACAAGCAGTTCCTACATTTCAGGATGATGTTGATGATAATGAAATGACATTTTTAATTTTTATGAATCCTGTTTGGGATATTAGTTGGGGTGGAACTTTCATTTTTCAAAAAGAAACTGATGCCACAGTATGGCCACCTGCTCCAAATAGTGGTATCTATTTCAACAGTAATTTGGTACATACTTTTAATGAACCTTCTAAGAATTTTACTCATCTTAGAGCTGTTATAGTTTATAAATTAGGAAAATATTAAATGACAACAAAAAGAATAAAAACAAAACTGACAGACACTAGAGATTCTTATAAACCATTCCATTACCCTTGGGCATATGATGCTTGGTTGAAGCATGAGCAAGCACACTGGTTGCACTCAGAAGTTCCAATGCTAGAGGATGTAAAAGACTGGAATAAAAAATTAACACCAGCACAAAAACATTTTTTAACAAACATTTTTAGATTTTTTACACAAGGTGATATAGATGTAGCTGGAGGATATGTTCAAAATTATCTTCCATACTTTCAACAACCAGAGGTACGGATGATGTTATTGGGGTTTGCTGCAAGAGAAGCACTGCATATTGCTGCATACTCCCACTTGATTGAAACTCTTGGAATGCCAGAATCAACATACTCTGAGTTTTTAGAGTATCAACAAATGAGAGAAAAACATGAATACTTCCTCGAACTCTCAGGAAAAAACGGTACACCTGAGTCCATCGCTACAAACATTGCTGCATTCTCAGCGTTTACGGAAGGTATGCAGCTCTTCAGTTCTTTTATTATGCTTCTTAATTTTCCTCGTCATGGGCTTATGAAAGGTATGGGACAAATTGTTACTTGGTCTATTGTCGATGAAACAATGCATGCTGAGTCAATGATTAAAACCTTTAGAACTTATATTGAAGAAAACAGAGAACTGTGGAACGATAGTCTAAAAAGTCAAATATATCTGATTGCTGAGAAGATGGTCGAACTTGAGGAAAAATTTATTGATCTTTCATTTGAAATGGGAGATATGCCAAATTTAACTGCTGATGAGGTTAAGCAATATATTCGTTATATCGCAGATAGAAGATTAATTTCTCTTGGAATGAAGGGTATTTTCAAAGTAAAGAAAAATCCATTATTGTGGGTAGAGGAGATGATTAATGCTCCAGTACATGGCAACTTTTTTGAAAATAGGGTTACTGATTATGCTAAAGGTGCACTAACAGGTTCTTGGGAAGAAGTTTGGGGGAGAGAATAAATGGCTACCAAATTTTTTGACTGCGAAAACTGTGGAGGACACGGTAAAATTGTTTTTAAGGAAAGCGACTTTACTACAACAGAAGAAGTTGCTTTCTGCCCATTTTGTGGGGGCGACATATACACCGCTGAAGAAGATGAGGAAGAGTAATGGCTTATTTGGTATGTAATATTCCACCTGTTCCAGTTTATGTGAGAAAAGAATTTTTATATGATCATCAAGATGAGCAGGGTCAACTTACTCCTGGTATTTGGATATCAGTAAAGAGTGTTCAAGGAAAGGCATTATACTTTGAGACATTATTAACAGATTATGGTGCTTTATATGACAAACTTCCGATAAATGCATTTGTTTGGAATAAAAGTTATAATAGACTCACTCAACTATCTTTAGATACTTTACAACTTTGGGATTGTTTTGACTATAATATAACAGTAATTAAAAAACCACTTTTGAATAGATGTAAATTTTTTGCTAAAAATAAAACATTTTATGATGGTAGTTATATGTTTACGATTGATAGTTGTCATTCAGACAGCAATACATTAAATATAAATTTTTCTGAACACGATCCTGAACATAAATCATTTAACATTATTAAGTTAGATAATGGGCAGTTTGCCGCACAACCAAACAATAGAATTATCTGGATTGACAACAGTTTAATACCGAAGAAAACTAAGATGCCTGACTTTAAAGTTTGTTCTCAAAATTACACTGTCGAAGATAAAAACTATTGGAATGTTGGTCATACGAATGACTGGCATTATAAAGATTCAGATGAGTAGCTAAAAAGATACGCTTTGTTGGCTGTCAAGTTCTAATAAATATAACTGACACTAATTCTTGGGGGGATTTAGTCCCCCTTTTTTATCTATGACTTGGTTATATAAGAATGAAGAACTAAATGAGATACCTGAAGGATATACATCTTTTGTTTATATCATTACTAATACAACAAACGATAAGAAGTATATCGGTAAGAAACTTTTTTATTTTTCTAAAACTAAAAAGGTGAAGGGTAGAAAAAAACGTTATAAAGAGGAAAGTGATTGGAAAGATTATTGGTCATCCTCTGAGGAACTAAAGTCAGACATACAACTATTAGGGGAGGAAAACTTTACACGGGAGATTTTGCATTTGTGTAAGAACAAAGGCGAAAGCACTTATCTGGAAGCAAAGCATCAAATGATTAATGAAGTTTTAGAAAATCAAGATAAGTGGTACAATAGAAATATTATGGCTCGTGTTCATGCTTCTCATGTAAAGAATTTACAAAAATGAATTATTTACTTCTTATTTCAGCTTTAACTTTATCAGCAATTGCTGCGTTTTATGCTATTTCTGGACTAGTAGCTATTTTTGCTGCAGCAGTAATTCCCATCATAATAATGGGAAGTTCATTAGAAGCATCTAAACTAGTATTAGCTTCTTGGATGTATAGAAACTGGGGAAAATGTCCAGTTTTAATGAAAACTTATTTTACTTTTGCTTTAGTAGTTCTAATGATGCTAACTTCGATGGGCATTTTTGGTTTTTTATCAAAAGCACATCTTGATCAAGCAAAAGATACTGGTGGTAACAGTTTACAAATTCAATTAATCGATAATAAAATTGAAAGACAACAACAAAGAATTAATGATTCCAATATTGTAATTGGTCAATTAGATAAAGCAGTTCAGGTATTGATAGACAATGACAGAATACGTGGTAAGAATGGTTCTATTGCTGTTCGAGAATCACAAAAAGAAGAGCGTGCTCAATTAAATTCAGTAATTGATGATGCTTCAGAAACTATTTCTAAATTACGTCAAGAAAAATTAACACTTGATAAAGAAAGAATAGAAATAGAAGCTGAAGTTGGACCAATTAAATATATCGCAGCTTTAATATACGGTGACGAAAACGTCAACAATACTATATTAGAAAAATCTGTTCGGATTGTTATTATAATGATTGTAGTCGTATTTGATCCATTAGCTGTCTTAATGGTCGTGGCTGCAAACTGGAGTCTCTACAGAAGAGAGGAACCAGTAATTAAACTTGAGGAAGAGCCCAAGGAGGTCTCTCCAACTCCAAAAAAGTTCTCAAACCCAAGCCAGCACCTGAAGAACCAAAACCAGTAAACAATAGTACATATTCTATTGACTTGTCAGATAACTTTTCTGCAGAAGAAAATATAGAATTTGAGCAGAGAGGCTGGGCACCTGAAAAAGCCATAAAAAGAGCTGCAAGAGAGGCTAAAAAACCAAGACCAGTATATGAAGAATTTACAGTACATTCAAATATAGAAGAAACTAAATAGAAAGTAACCTACTAATAACTATAATAACAGGTACAGATGGAGTTCTTAAATCTCGTAGCAGATGTTGGTTTCCCGATAGCAGCAGCGATGGCAGCAGGGTATTTTGTTTTCCTCACATTAAAATTCATACTTGCAGGTGTAACTGGATCCGTAAATAGTATGAAGGGTATCATCATGGCACTCGATAAGAGAGTCGCCACGATGAATCATGATGTTATTCGAATCGACACTAG